GGATCGGATGTCTGTTACCGATACGCTTCCAAGGGCCAGACCAGTTTCAATGACGTGTTGAGGAAGGCTGCCAAGACCTTGGTTTATTCCAACGCTGCGATGGTGGTAGAGGAAATCAAGGGAGCGGCCGAGTTGCAGGAGCTTCAGGGGAAATTCACGTTTCCCAAAAACACGTTGATGGCGTTCAAGCATGTGCTGACCACGCCGATGCAAGATAGGGACGGAGATATCATGCGGACAGAGGGAGCGGAACCGGACCCCCGTATGCTTCTTCTCTGGCAGCATGTTCATACGTTACCGATTGGCAAGATGGTCGGAACGGTGGAGCACACGAAAGACCACTTGAAACTCGTTTCTGCCATCGTGGATGTAAATGAGTTGTGCCATGATGCAGCAGTGATGATCGACAACGATATGGGTCGATTCTCGCACGGGTTCCGGGCGTTGGAATTCGAGGAGTTGAAAGACGACAAGGGGGTTGAACTCGGTGGTTTCGATGTGAAACGATTTGAGATCATGGAAGAGTCGCTGGTTAGTGTACCCAGCAACACAGACGCACAGACGGAAGAGGTCATCCTGTCATTGGTAGAGGGTGGCAAACTTACGTCCCCGCTGCTGAAGCAATACGGAAAATCGATCAGAGAGCACCGGCCCAAATCGGCCCAAGTTGGAATTGATCTGAAACTTACTCTAAATGGTGAGGAGATTCACGATGGCATACTCGACGGAAGCGGCAAGACAGAGGGCGGCGGCGAGGGGGGAGCCAGAGGCTCATCAAAGCAAACGAATGATTCGGCAGCAGAACCGGGCGAAGAGGAAGGAACAGCGGACTCTAAAGACGCAGAAGGTGCAGGTGCCCGATCCGCCGAGGGAAAAGTAACCACATATCAGTGTGAATGTCTTGAGTGTGGGCACAAGGCCGAATTCGACGAGCATTGCAGGGATATTGAATGCCCGGAATGTGGAGGGGCAATGCGACGTGCTGAGAGGCTTGGCCCTGGAGCGAGCACCCAATCTGCTGAAGAGAAAGAAGTGAAAAGCATTGGTGCCAGTGATTTAGAAGGTAGTTGGGAGGAAATCACCGACAACCTTCGAGCCTCTGCTAAGGCGTTCCTATCCTCTAAAATATCCGGAATGAAGGAAAACGACTGGGTTTGGATCACTGCGACGTTTCCAAATTTTGCGGTTCTCTGTTGGGAGTCTTCGGAACCATACGGTGGGAGGCAGTATTTCAAGGTTTCTTGGATCGGAGGTGAGAATGGTCCTGAATTCGCCGGTGAACCGAAGGAAGTCAAGTTCTCAGTCGAGATTGAAGAGGTCGTCAAGCAAGCCAGACTAGAACAAACAAAACAAGGTCGCGTCCTGAGCAAGGGCAACGAAGCCAAAATCAGGGACGCGTTGGAAGCAGTCAATGAGGTGTTGGGAATGGACATCCCCCGCCCGGCGAAAGCCACCCTGCGAGAGGCCAGCAGCGGGCTTGGGCAAGTGCTCAAGGTCCTGGATGCCGACGAAGAGCCGAAGCAGGCAGAACTGAGTTTGAAGGACGCAATGAGTATGGTGATTTTCCAGACGACGATGCAGCAGCGAAGTACGCTGTTGAAGACGTTGGAAGTCATTGAACGGAACGAGAAGCAAAAGGAAACTGCGGAAGAAGTGCGTTCCATGTTAGGAGCGTAGACAGCCAGAACTTCGCAATGTAGTGAGGCGGCTGAGTTTGCTAAGGTCGAGATGAAAGGTTTATACCAATGAATATGACCAAAGCTCTGAAAGCGTGGATCGTCGAGCACATGAGCGTTGCGAACGATGCCAGTGACGATGATTTCCGTAAGGCCGCCAGTGAGGCTCTGCTTGATGGCACCCTCACCCCGGTCAAGTGTGCCGAATTGACGGTAGACAAACAGGATGAAAAGGCAAGTGAGCTGTCCACCAAACTGGACACCATCGCCGATGGGTTGGCGAAGCTGACCGAGACTTTAGTTAAGGCCGCTGAGAAGCCCGACGATGCTGTCGTGGCTGCTGAGAAAGCCAAGGCAGAAGCTGAGGTGGCTGCGGCTGCCGAGAAGGCTAAGGCCGTTGAGCTGGAAAACAAGGGCACTCCCGAGACGCTCGACGACCTCACGAAAGCCATTGGTGCTATCGGAGCTGATCAGGGAAAGGCCGGAGAGCCCCGCGTCAAGGGTGCTCACGAGATGTACGATGACAAAAAGTCTACGGCGATGTATCCAGCGGTCCGAGAGGATGGGAAGCCCCATGCAAAAGCTGGACAGGTGATGACTAACTTCGCCGAGGGCGGCCGTGCAATAAACACCGCTTCGGAGCGGGACAAGGCCGTCGTTGGTGCGTTCGGAAAGTTCTTGTGCTCCAAGGCCAGGTTGGGAGGTAGCGGGACGTTCGGTCTCCAGGCCCTTCCTGATCACGACAAAGAGCTGCTGCAATACGCCATGCGTGAGTGCAAGTGGTGTGGTGCATCGGACGGCGGCGACTATAGTGACATCAAGGATCGTCGGCTGACTCCGCGTGAGCAGAAGGACTTGATCGAAGATGCCACCTCCGGTGGTTTTGAGGCGGTTCCGATCGCGTTCGACGACATGGTCATTCAGACCCCGCTGCTCAATGGTGAGCTGTTCCCGCTGGTCAACACGATTCCTTTGGATCGTGGGACTCGGGTCGAGGCCGTTACGGTCGGTCAGGTCGGTTCGGCGTGGGGTGGCATCGACGCCACTGCGGTCGCCCTCTTCAACACGCTGGGTTATGTGACGGCCTTCAACACCACCATCCACAGGTGGCAGGGTTCGATCCAAGTTGGGCTGGATTTCCTGTCTGACACGCCGATCGACTTCGGCATGATCATCACTCAGCAGTACGGTCAGCAATTGCTAGAGGACCTGGACAACGTGATCGCCAATGGCACCGGGGCACTTCAGCCGGAGGGCGTGATGAACAAGGCGGCAGTCACCACAATCGCTTGGGGTGGTGCCACGTCTCTTGGCAACTACGAATCGCTGCGGTTCGGAGTCACCCAACAGGAGCACCAGGCTGTTACAGCAGGTTCGGCCGTGTTCTGCGGGACTGAGACCTCGTACCAGAGGGCTCGTGCCCTCCCGGTCGGTGCCGGTGATGCCCGTCGTCTCGGTGGTATGGACTACGATAAACGCAACTGGATGGAGCGTCCGTATAGGTTCAACAACAACATCGCGAACAACCAGATTTTCTACGCGATTTTGGCTCATTACCGGATGTACCGCCGACGTGGTCTGACGATCACATCGACCAAAGAAGGTAGTACGCTGGTCGGTCGAAACGAAGTCCTGTTCGTCGCAATGGCCCGCTACGGTGGGCAGTTGGAGCGAGCTACGAATGCGGCCGTCACTGTCACGGCACCTGCGTAGTCGGTGTGTTGCCTCCAGAGCCGGTTTGTCTCCGCCGGCTCTGGAGTGCTTTTACTTTTTCAATGGAGACATTTTACAGGAGACGTTTTAATCATGGCCAAGACAAGTGCAAACACGATCGTTCCCCCCTTCGGCATCGAGATTGATGCTCCAAGGAACAACGATGTTTTGATTCAGAGTATCGTCGGTTGCCGGATGCGTTCGGCTCACAAGGCAAGGGCTGGCGTCCAAACGATGCCGATGGTTCCGAACATCCCTGGAATGCAGCTCCACGTTAATCCGGAAATGTGCGAGTATTCGATCATCGACCCGCTCCACGAGGACACCAACCTTTGTGACCAGATCGAAGCAGTGCTGAAGCAATCAAGTCAACTCGCATTGCAAAAGAAGCTGAGAGGTGTACCCCCTCGATCTGGCACGCTGGACGTGGATCGGATGAAGACCCTCTGCCGCGAGATACTTTGTCTGGTGGATTCTGACTTCGCCGTTGTGGTCAAGGGACCGAAGCCGTCGATGGAAGACGTGGAAGACCTGCCCGGTGACTTCCTGCTGAATCCTGGCAGTCGCGTCCACAATTCGCAGCCACGTTACGAGAAAGACCTCGATGCTTACGAGCGTCGGTTGAGTCAGGTGGGAGGATAGGGTGGCGAAGGGTCCTTCAAAGGTGATCTTGGCGGCGAGGGGCAGGAGAGGTGCCGCTGGAGCGAAGAAAAACGTTGATATTAAATGGTTCATCGAGAAGGTGTCGAATAAGGTCACGATGACCATGAGGGCCCGAGTGCGATTGGCCACTAACTTCTTGCAGAACAAGGTGGTCAAGAACATCTCACGCCCGGTGACGAAAAGCACGGGCGTGAGAAGCGGCAGGATTGTGGTAACGAATCGGAGCAAGCCAGGAGAGTTCCCGAAGGCCGACACAGAGTTGTTGATGAAGAGCATCTTTGAAGACGTTCGTTCAGCGGGGAGAGGCATATACGATGGATACGTTGGTACACCTTTGGATTATGGAGTGATCCTGGAACTCAGGAGAGACAGATCGTTTCTGGCACGGACGTTGAAGGAAGAAAGAACTACGGTAAAACGAATGTTGACAGGACCTATCAAGGGATAGTCAAATGACTCTGGCTGGTGCATCACAACTTCACGAAGCAATCAATGAAGCATGGGACGCTAGTACCCTGGATGCTGATTTCGAGGCGTTGTGGGCTGCCGGTGAGTCAGATGATTTTGAGGTGCTCAACGACGGGGAAGCTGCTCCCGAGCAGCCATTTCCTTATTGCGTTTTTGAGCAAACAGCGGGGACGGTTGAAGCTCGAATGTCTGCGGATGCCACCACGAAGAGGCAGATTAGGGACATTCCCTGGCGTTTCGCCGTGTACGCGAAGAAGGTGAGCGGAGATGGTCGAACGGCGAAGAAGATCGCAGCTGACCTAGCTGAAAAAGTGATGAAGGTATTCGGTGGACACCCCACCACTTCCCCCGATCCTTTGACGCTTGATGATGCAAACCATTTGATTACGCAGTATGTGTCGGACTTTGGAGTGCGGCTAGACGACGAAGTGCATTCATGGACGATTGATTATCTGTTCCGGCTAGACGTACTGGTGAAATCATAGGAGTAAGCGTTCAATGGCACACCGTACAATATCATCGCCTAAAGTTACGATCCAGATGTCGGCTACCGTTCAGAACACAATGTTCGACGGGGCCGTGGCTGCCGGTGCTCTGAATGGTTCGATCTCTGACACGCTGCAGACTGGGGCGGAGGCCAACCAGGTCAATCGAGGATGGCAGTGGAAAGAGAAGACGCTGCTAGACGGCGTTTCTTTGGTCATCGATTTGTACGATTTGGCCAATCTGGACATGGGTGCAGGGATTGGCGTGGACATTGTAGGGCAGTCGTTGATCATCGAAGAGATCGTGGCGATAATGATTAAGAATGAGAATTTGGTCACTGCTGCGGGACAATTGGAAGTTGTGCCCGATGGAACGAACGGGTGGACCCCGATCGGAATTCAGACGGTCGGCAGCGGAGGTGCCCTGCGGGGTGGTGGTTCGTTGATGAAATATCAACCTGCCGCGAATGGCTTTGACGTAGAGGATGGGGTGCGGCACAGAATCAAATTGACGGCTGTCGGGGGAAACATTGTATTGAGTGTTTG